CAGATTGCGTGCCCTCATCACCGTGCTCATCGCTTCCTCCCTCATACTGTTGCGTTGTTGCGCGAACATTTGCGTATCGCGTATCCGCGTGACGTTTTCTTTGACGGTTTCATTGTGCGATGCGCCGTCCGTCGCCGAAAGCTGAGAGCGCCAAGCGGTGCCAAGAGCGCGGTGAGTTGCGGCTGAGCGGCGGTGAATGCCACAAAGTGAGGTTGAGTTGCGGCTGGACCGTGGTGAGCGTTTGTTGCAACCGCCATGACGTATCCGAGTTGAGATATACAAGTTGGTTGGTAGCGATTTCGAGTGGCGGAATTCCGCGGTTGTGAAATACTATGCCTCGATATGCCCCGACTTGCATCCCGATTTACGCAAGAGTCACTGCAGCTGCACGAGCATAGAGATGCCGTGATCTTCCCGGTTGCAATAGGTGGCAGCGCTGCCACCTATTGCAACCGATACAGTCCTCATTGACGCATAATCAAGGCTCGCCGGCGCACTAATGCGCGTTAATGCGATGTTGCGAGCGTGTGCGTTGCCAGATACGCATCGGGGTCGGCTGAGAATTCCTCCGCCTGCTCGATTTGCTCCGCGCTGGGGCGCACTCCAGTGTACAGCTCGAATTGCGCGGTCGCCTGCCGTACCATCACCTGATCCCCCGTGATCACCGTTTTGCCAAGCGAGCGCGCGAGATTCACCAGCGGTGTAGTCGGCGGCAGGTAGACGACTTCGAACACGCAATCGGCGGTGCGCACAACACTTTCGTTATATGCCAGCGAATCAGCCTCCGACCCGCCTGCCATGCCGATCGGCGTGGCGTTGATGATCAGCGCCGGCCGACGGTCTCCTAGCTCGACATCGGACTCGACGCCGTACCGTGCGGCGAGCTTCGCACCGCGCTCCGGGTTGCGCGGCGACAGGACGACGCCATCCGTGTATCCAACTTCGATGAGCGCGGCAAGCACGGCCTTCGCCATCCCGCCGGCGCCGAGCAGCGCAAACGACTTTGTGGTCGGCACAGGGCAATCGCGAAGCAAATCGCGCACGGCTATGAAGTCGGTATTGTATCCGGTGAGCTTGCCATTGTCGTTGACGATCGTATTCACCGAATCGATCGCCTTCGCAGACGGGTCAAGCGCATCAAGAAACGGCATGCACGATTCTTTGTACGGCATGGACACGCTTGCGCCACGAATGCCCAGCGACCGAATACCGCCAATCGTGGCTCCAATATCGGACGAAGTAAACGATTTGTATAGGAAATTCAGTCCGAGTTCGGCATAGAGGAAATTGTGGAAGCGGTTTCCGTGATTACCGGGTCGCGCCGCCAGTGATATGCAAACGGCAGTATCACGATCGATAATGTTGACCATATTTGAGCTCTTTCGACTATGTATGTTGCATTCCCGCACCGCTCGGGACCATTACCTGCTTACGTTTGTATTGTATGTGCTCAAGTATAAGCAAAGCATGGCGCTCCTATTGAGAATTCGGAAGGCCGGAAAGACGACAGGGCATGTGTTACACTGGTCGCTTGTGCGCATGCACATGCGGATGTAGTTCATCGGTAGAATGGAAGCTTCCCAAGCTTCAGAGGCGGGTTCGACTCCCGTCATCCGCTCTCTTTCTCATCCTTGCAAATCAACGGTTTTCCCTTACGGGAGTAGACATAATCGCATGTTCGGTTTTAACCGAATTTAATGGAATTTAACCGAATTTAATGAAAAATGTGGGCAAAATGTGGGCAGACAATTCACCCTCCCGCTGCCGCGGGAATGCTCGCTGAATGCAGAAAACCGCCCCTCGCTTCCCGTAGGAGGCGAGGGGCGCATTGCATTTTCTACCATGGTTTAGGTGGTTATTTGGTGTCGGCGGGCGTGCTGTTGTATTTGATGCTGGTGAGTCCCAGCAGCGCGCCGAGCAGGACGCCGAGCGCGGTGATGGTGGCGGCCGCCTGCCCCGCGTAGGGGATGGGCCAGATGCCGCCCAGGCCGACGATGAACGTGGCGGTAGCCGGCAGCACGATGATCGCCACCCATTTGAGGACGTCGTAGACCGTGTCGGGGATGAAACCCTTGGGTTTGTTGTCTTCCATTATGACTGTCTCCTTAGTAGGCGAGTGTTTCGCCTGGGTAGATGAGGTTGGGGTTGCCGGAGCGGTAGCCGTGCAGGCTGGACGCGCTGACGCCCAGGCGGGCGGCAATGCCGGTGAGTGTGTCGCCGGGGCGCACGACGGCCGAGCGTCCGGATGCTGCGCCGCTGGTGCTGAGCCGCTGGCCGGGGTAGATGACATATGGCGGCCGCAGTCCGTTGAGTGCGGCGATGGACCGCCATGAGGCTGGCCATATCTTGCTCAGGTAGTCGCCGGGCTGCACGGTGTAGTATCCAGTGCCCGACGCGGAGCTGCCGGAGAGGCGCTGGTTGACGATGCTCATGACCTCGTCGTACCGGCTGCCGAGCAGGGCGTGGCGCTGCGGGTCGTTGCCGTACTCGCCGCGGATGACCGCCGACGCGATGGTGCTGGAATCGCCCTTGGGCGTGGACTGCACGGGAGCGGGAACCGGCCTGCCGGGCGTCACGGCCGGGGCTGCGGGCAGGGGCGCGTTGGCGTATTTGCTCCAGGTGACGGCGTCGCCGTAGAACCAGTCCACGTCGATCCTGTCCCCGATGCCCGGCACGCTACCGGAGCTGGAGTACTGCCATGCGGCGGCGAACGGCCACGGGCCCAGCGAGTACGGCGGGGTGCCCGGGTCGCGCAGCCGGTCGCCTGCGTACCCGTTGGGGTAGCCGGCGACCCACAGCCCGTAGTCGGCCTGCGCCACGGGAGTCCAGTCGCCCATGCTGATGGTGCTGGCTGACATGTAGATCAGGGGCTTGACGCCCCATGCGGCGGACACGCGGTCCAGCCAGCGCTTGGCCCACGCCACGTTGCCCTTCTGGCCGCCGCCCGGCTCCCAGTCCAGTACGGGAAGCACGCCCTGGCCGACATAGCCACGCGTTTGGGAGATGAAATAGTCGGCCTCGGCCTCGGGGCTGTTGCCGTACTCGGGTCGGGCGAAATGGTAGACCGCGCGCCGGATCCCGGCCTGCACCAGCCCCGTCATCGTGCAATCCGCCGTATTATCCGTGAATCCAGTGCCTTCGGTGGCCTTGACGATGCCGAAGCTCGTGCCGGCACTCTTCGCGCTCTGGGCGCGGGGCGCGTTGATGCAGCCCTGCCAGTTGGAAACGTCCACACCGCTGTCCGCCATCGCGTCTGCCGGAAATGCCAATGCCAGTACGGCGACGAGCGCAGCCGCCGGCATGAGCGTGCGGCGCGGAGGCAGCTTGTGTCTCGCATGGGATGGAATCATGGTTGCTCCTTTGTTTTGGGGTATGGGAAAGCCGCCCCGGGTTGGAGCGGCTTGGAATAGTGATTCTGCTGTCGGCCGTCATGGTCAACGGCGCGGATCATTTCTTGGCATGGGCGTGCATGATCTCGTCCCACATGACGGTGCCTCGCCCGTTGCCGCCGAGCGCGCTGTATGCCTGGTACACGTCGTCGGCGGTGTCGGCCACGGATTGCGGGCAGGATGGTTGAGGCGACATCTCGATGTACTGCTCGTGGATCTGCGAGAGCTTGGCCTTCAGCAGCACCTGCACGCCATTGCTCAGCGCCCTTTCGCGGCTCGCGGCAGTCCGGTACCGGGCAGCGAGCCATCCGATGGCGAGACCAGCCAGACTGCTGCCTGCGGCCGTGAGCAAGGGGACGATCCATGATGGCATGAGAGGACCTTTCAGGTGGAGGGGTGCGAGCCGGCGGCGATCATGCCGTCCGAAGCGTTGGAGTGCGCGGCTGGTATATTGCTTGTGCAGAAGATGGGAGGCGGCATGGGTATCGGCATATCTTTGGTCGCATTGGTCATTTCGATCGCGTCCCTGGCGTGGAACGTCGCCAATACGCCGAGGCCCTGCTTCAGATTCGAGAAAATCAGCGACAAGTCCGAGCCATCTCACCCAGATGAGCGCTATTTCCTCATCAGGGCCGTAAACTGCGGAAATGGCTCGGCGTATGACACGCGCGCGAAGACCAGCCCGGTTTCATCGCCATGGTTTGATCTATTCGGCGAGGAATCCCCTGTCGTCGATGAAAAGGACGAATTGGAACCCGGAGATGCTCTCGTGTTCTGGGCGAAGGCCGGACACAGGGAATATGAGGTGTCGGGCAAGTCCTGTATGGAAACCATCGACGACCCGACTGTCGCAATCGTGCTGACATGGAAGCGACCGCCGTTCTTCAAGTGGAAACACAACTTGACCACGACTACCGCGGCATGCGAGAGACAGGGATCCTGGCGTTGGCGCGAGTCGTGAACGCGGGCTGGTGGGTCATGGTTGCGCTCCTTATGCGAGTGGCTGGGTGAGTATGATCTGGCTGGTGTCGATGCGTACCGTGCTCATGACAGGGGTATGAGCGGGATGCTGGTGTTGACGCTGATCTGCAGGTCGCTGGCCGGGGAGGCGGTGACGACGGGCTGCGCGTTGGACAGGTAGATGGTTCCCGACCCGTACAGCCACGTGCCCAGCGATGCGAGCATGCCCGGCCACAGTTTGGATACGAGGGCGGCCAGGGCGATCAGGGCTATGGCTGACAGCATGCTGCCGATGAGCGATTGGATCATGGGGGTGGTTTCCTCTTCGTGGGTGATGGTGCGGGTGGCTGGGAGTATGCTGAGCGTTATGAGTGAGTCAGGGAATTCACCTGTCCGTGCTGCGGGCAGGCATCGTCGCAACAGCAGCATCGAACTGTTGAGGATTCTCTCGATGATGGGGATCGTGGCCTTTCATTCCGTTCATGAGAACGGGTTCGATGTCCTTGGTCAGGGTCTGAGCGTCAACAAGCTGTGGCTTGAGCTGGTGCTGAATCCGCTGGGCAATGTCGGAGTGGTCGTGTTCTTCTCGATCAGCGCGTGGTTCCTGTGTGATGCCGAGGCATCAGTGCGCGGTTCGCTGCGGCGCATCTGGATCCTGGAGCGCGAGCTGCTGTTCTGGAGCCTGACCATTCTGCTCGTGTTGCTCGTCTCGCCGATACGGCCGTCCGGCAAGGCCGCGCTTATCACCTTGGTCAAATCGTTTCTTCCCGTCTCGACGGCGATGTGGTGGTATCCGACGAGCTATGCGGTCTTCCTGCTGCTGCTGCCGTTCCTCATCGCCGGATTGCGCGGATTGGGCGGCAGGCGTCATGGGCAGCTGGCCGTCATGTGCTTCATCATGTGGAGCGTGCTGGGAGGACTGGTTCCTCATGTGGACTTCGACATGACCAGAATGAACGTCATGGGATTCGTCTATCTGTTCATCCTGGTGAGCTACTGGAAGTGGTATCGAAAGCCGTTGACGACAAGGCAGGCACGTGGGATGATCCTGGCAGGCGTGGTCATAATCCCCGTGTTCGTGCTCGGCCCTGCCCTGTTCACCCAGCTGACCGGGCTGGCGAAAGGCTGGCAGATGGGCATCGTCAACGCGGTGAACATGCTGCCCATGGTGCTGATCGGGTTCGGCGTCTTCGCATTGGCCGAACGCCATCCCACTTCCAATCGCATGGTCAATTGGATCGCTCCGTCCTCGTTTGCCACCTACCTGATCACGTCGCACCCCACCATCAAGGAATGGATATGGAGCGAGCCGTTCAACTTGGGGCCGATCTACCATAACCCCTGGCTACCATTGATCAGCGTCGCCATCGTGCTGACGGTGTTCGCGTCATGCACGGCGCTCGATCTGGTTCGAAGAGGGCTCTTCCATCTGACCGTGGATCGTCATCCCGGCCGATGGTTCGAACGGGCCTATGGCAGGATCATGGCCAGCAGGATCGCAGACCGTGTCAGGTCGCGGATGGACGTGCAGGACTGACATCGTCAGCGCTGCGCGTATTGGTAGAGAGCGCCGTAGGAGTAGGCGTCAGCACCGGTGACCAGGCTGCGGTCGAAGGAGAGCATGCGCCAGCGCGTGCTTCCACCGGCGTCGGCCGCGGGGAACACGACGGGCCAGACGCGGTAGCCGCCCGTGTCCTGGTCGAGGGCGAGCTTGCCGATCTGCGAGAGGCTGCTGGCCGAGCGGATGACGAAGCCGGTGCCGCTGGTGCCGGCCAGCACCCACAGGGAGCCGCCCATGGGGATGATGAGAGGGCCGGTCTCCCCGCTGCCCGCGCCCGCGATCCTCGTCCATGGGCCTTTCAGGCTGCTGGCGGTCATGAGCACGGTCTCGGACGCGTTGTGCGAGGCGACGGCCAGCCAATGGTCGCCGTCCTTGACCGCCTGCATATCCTCGTACAGATCCGAGTCCGGCAGGCCCACCGCGCTGACGGGCAGCGTGCTGACGCCCTGGCGGGGGTCGGCCGCGAAGTCCCCCGTCCAGTTCCGGCGCGTGGCGCTGCCCTGGTCGGAGTGGCCGATCACGATCATGCGCCAGACGCGTGCAGGCCGGTCGTACAGTATCTGCCCCGCGTTGTCGTTGCGCAGCATGCCGTCGCCCCGGTCGAAGAACACCGCCCCGGTCATCTCCAGGCGTCCCGTGGCCGTGTCCAGCCGGTAGACGCCCTGGTAGGCGTTGGGGATCAGGGTGCCGCGCGTGGTCATCGTCAGCCATATCGAGGAGCCCGCCTGGATGGGCGTGCCGTCCTCGTAGCATATGACGCGCGGGTCGGCCTGCCCGCATCCGGACAGGTCCATCGAGTACTGGTCGACGGCCGCCGTCGCGCCGTTGCGCAGGTACGCGCCGAACCCTGCCCATAGCGTCGGCGACGAGGCGGCGCGCAGATCCACGCCCAGGTTGATGGTGCCGGCATACCAGGTTCCGGCCGGCCCCACAACCCATCCGGCGGCCGAGTTGCCCAGTATCTGCAGGATGAGCTCGCACCCGTCATGCAGGTAGTCCGGCAGATCGATGGTGACAACGCTCGTGGTGTTGGTCATGGCGTTGTCCCCTGCGGAGAGGTTCAGATAGTGCGGTTTGCTCCCGGACTCGTTGTACGTGAACGTGACCCGTTTCGACCCGTCCGCCAGTCGCAGCTCGATGCCCGCGTGGGCGCTGCCGCCAGTCGCGCTCGTGAACGAGGCCATGTGGCAGCGGATGGTGCAGAACGCCTCCGCGGGGAATGCGAGCTGGCCTCCTTCGCCGACCTGGTTCGCCGTCGCCGGCGCGTTGAAGACCCATCCGCGCGGGCCGTTCCACGAGCGTGGCACGTCGACGATCCCGTTCACGCCATTCTGCGTCCACGTCATGTTCCTCGACGCGTTCGCCGCCGTGGGGTCGGTGTCGAAGCGGTACGTCTTCAACGGCAGCGCCAGGTCGAAGAAATGGCGCTCCATGCTCGACAGGCGCATCGAGAGCGCCTGCGGGGACTCAGGCGACGCCGTGGACGCCACGCGCATGGGCAGCAGCTCGCGCAGCCCGCCGGCAACCTGCGCCACATCGAGCGCGTCCGCCGAGACCTGCGCGGCCAGCGGCACGACCTCATCCCGGATCGCCTGCGCCGCCGGCGTCACATCACCAATCGGCCCGGGAATCGCCACCGTCCTCTTATCGATAATCTGATCAGCCATAATCTCCTCCTTAGTTCGCCAACGTCCAATAGCCCCAGCCCAATAATTCGGTCACGCCATCCTTCGCGGCGGTCATGCGCCACGAGCCGCTCCTGCGCCCAGACCACACATCGGCCGAAAACGCATTGGGCGGGATGTAGACCACGGCCTTGCCGTCCACGCCATGCGCATCGCAGTCACGCGAAAACCACACGTCGCCCTCGTCCGAGAGCAACTCGAATTTGCAGTACCACGCCGTCAGGTCCACCGGCGCGTAGCCGGCGGCTGGGTCGCTCAAACGCTCCCACAGCACGCCCAGCCGATTCGTCACGTTGCGCAATAGCCGGTAATCGCTACGGCCCTCAGTTTCAGCCAAAACGCCAGTCATGAAAACTCCCTCCTACGCGAATTGGGTGACGCTCAGCCGGCTGACGATGTTCGACACCGTTACCGGCGAATTGTCGGGGTTGATGTTCTTCACGCGAATGGAATACGAGTGGCCGGAAGAGATCGTATCGGTGAACGTGCATCCGTTGCCCGACGTGACCGCCGCGCCATACAATGGCGTGGCCATCCCCAGGTCGCTGCCATCGTAGATTTCCAGTATCGGCGGCAGGCCGTCGGTGCTGTTGTATGCTGCCGTCGCTGTTATCGCCACGAATGCATGTGTCTTGTCTGGCGCTATATTCACCGACCAAGTGTGCGCGGTCGCCTCGCCTGCCGTGGTGACATTGCCAGTGGCTTTGACGCTCCCAGACGGGTCAGGTGTGACCCGTTTTAATTCGCGCTGCTGGTTCTGCAATTGCTGCTGGCTTTGCGCCAGTTGGGCGGCCATCCCCGTGGTCAATTGCTGCTGCATCTGCAATTGCTTCGTGAGCGCGTTGAGCTTGATCGTGGTTTGGTTCGGCTCCGTGCCGGCGGGCTGATTCGCCTGGTTCTTTTCCTTTGCCTGTTTGCGTTCCGCGCGCAGTTTCGTTTTCGCATTGTCGGCATTGCCGGGAGCGTATTTGCGCACTCCCAATGGCTCGACAGGGGTCAGATCCTGCGGCGTGGGCACGCTGACGGCTGGCGTCAGCGGCTGCAATTTGGCGGCGATGACTGCAGACCCTGCTTCGTTGGGATGGACCGTGTCGTCTTGCACGTCGCTGGGCTTGTCGAACAGCCAGTCCCATGCGTCGACGACCTGATCGGCGCCCACAGTGCGCGAGGCGGCTGAAAGGCCTTGATAGAACGGCAGCTGATCGTCATCGAAGCCGTCGGGCTTCAGCCCTTGCAATCCGTTTGCCAGCAGCAACTTTGCGTTCCTGTACCGTTTGCGGATCTCAGCGGCCAATTGGAACACCTGGATGGCGGCATTGGTAATGGAAGCGGATGCTTTCGCATCCTCGTAGCCTGCGGCCACGATGATCAGTCCGACCGAGTCCGGCAGTATCGTCGCATCAGCAGCCGCCACAGTGAGCTGCTGGGCAATGCTCTTGCTTGCCGTCGCGTAGCCAGCGCCCTCGATTGCAAACACATGTGGAATCACGTTCAGGGCCGTGGATAGTAGCTGTGGCCAGCGCTTCGAAGAGTCCGTGACTCCGATTCCGGCAGGATTGCCGTCACCGAAAAACAATGCATGGATGTCGCTCATGTCAGCCTCTCAGTCTCGCTTGGATGTCAAGCCAGTCGCTTGAATCCCTGCCATCCACGTCAGTGACCTTGAGTTTCAGCAATTGCTCTCCCATGAAATCGTCCTCGACCTTGAGATCCGCCCAGTCACCGGGGCGCACTGGGTATTCGTCCCCTACCCGCACTTTGAACGTCTCGTCCGGGTATGAGCCGTATGCGATGCCCGACTGGGCATACTGGCGAAGCTGTTTCAGATCGACGATCGTCGTGTGCGTCTTGTCCGCCGATTGCAGGATATTCGGCTGGTTCTTCTGGGTGACGCGGGCGACCACGGTCTTGTCCCCGCTCTTGCCGCCTATGGCAAACACCTGGTTCGTCATAGCAGCGCCCTTGCCAGACACTCCGGCGAACACAACCCGCTGGCCGGGAACCGTGGAATCCCACGCCCCCAGCTGCGTGCCTTCCAGCCATTGATGGTCGTTGATCTCCGGCTGCGAGCGCATGTCGAAGGTGAGTGTGCCGTTGGCTTGTATGCGTGGGTCGAATCGTAGTTCGTTGCCGTCGGCGAGTTTTGTCAGGTCGTCGAGCAGGGAGGCGACGGTTGCGAGGTCGTAGCCGTTGTAGGTGATTGTCTGGGTGCCGCCTTCTGGTGTGGGCAGGGTGATGGGGAGTGCGCCCCATTGTATTGCTTCGTTGACGAGGCCGCGCATGATGTCGCTGTATGATCCGGTGAGGGTGAGTGCCCATGCTCCTGCTGGGTGTTCTTCGTCGATGAGGATGTCGCCGTCGAGCCATGAGATGTCGAGGCTGTGGTTGAGGGCGAGGCGTTTGGTCAGTGCTGACCATCCGCCGCCGCATGAGAGGGATAGTTTGCGGTTCGGCGCGTCCCAGTTGTAGTCTTCCAGAGGGCCGGCGTGTGTCACTATTTCAGTGTTGGTCTGTTCGTCTAATCGGTGCGCTGCCAGGATCACTCCCCAGAGTTTCAGCTGATTATATAGTCCTCTGGGCACTTTCAGAGTCGTTTTGGTATAGAGCACATCTACGTTGAGGCTGCCGGGGTCGTTGATTGTATCCGACCAGTTGCAGGATGTGTATGGCAGGCGGAACATCGGGTATCCGAGGGCGTCGAACACGTCGATCACGAGAGGATCCATTGCTTATCTCCATGCTGGTATGACGGTCATTGAGACCGTGCCGTCGGATGAGACGTTGATTGCGCTGCGGCCGGGCGGGATTTTGAATGCTTGTCCGGTCGCGATGCCCGCCGATGGCAGCATGTCTCTGAAATCAAGGTCGAGGCTGGTCGAATTGCCGGACCATTTGACTGTGCGAATGCCGAGGGTGAGCGTCAGACGCGTCACATTCCCGTCGACATGCACTCTCGGATAGGATGCCGCCCGGCCAGTGTTCTCCACTATCAGCAGGCCGTTGGACGCCGTGAAGGCGACGGGGTCGCCGTACTTCAACGGGTCGTCGACCGTGATGATGAGTGTGAATGTGAACAGCCGTTCGCCCATGTACATGCTTGGGCTGGGGTCGTCGCCCAATCGTCCATAAAAGTATCGTCGGCCGTGCGCGTTCTCGACGGTGACCTTGATCTCGCGGTTCATGAGATCGCAGATCCTGTCCTCGAGCTGGGCGGAGTCCAGGGTGGACAGCCCCACGGCTTCGGCGGAGATAGTGATCGTGCGCCCGCCGGAGGTCAGACGCGAGGGGGCATAGTCGCCGTCCTGCTGGGGCCTGGGTATCGCTTTCTCCCTAGGGGGGACGGCGCCCAGGCCCTTCAGCCCGTCCGGCAGGATGCGGAACACTCCGACCTCGTCCAGAGAGCCGTCATTGAACACCATCGAATCCACGTCGCTCTCGACCATGACGCGAGCCATAGCGCCTCCTAAAAGTCGATCGGAACCGCAACGGCGTTCCTGCGGTCGCGCGCCTCGATCTCAGCAACGACGAGCTGCGGATCACTCGCATACAGGTTGTATGTCGGGGAATACGAGCGGCTGCCGCCCCCCGACTGCAATGGCGTCACCCGGGCGCCCGTCGGCAGGGACAGCACTTCCGGACCTCGTTCGCCGACCATGACCAGGCCGGGCGAGGTGATGGTGCCGCCCTTGGCGAGCATGGGGATGCGGAAGCTCTTGCCTCCAACGCCGGGCACCCAGTCGGGGATATCGAAGCCATTGCCGCCGAGCGTGCTGTTCCAGAATGATTTGATCGCTCCGAATGCGGAGCGGAACGGTGCGGTGATCAGATCGGATACCACGCTGAATGCCGCGCCTATCGCGCTGGGGATGGAGTGGAAGAAGCCGAGCAGGCCATGCCATTTGCCCACGATCCAGTCGCCCGCGCCGCCGAACCACTGGCGGATGTTCGCGATGCTGGAGCCGAGGAAGCCGGTGAAATCAGCCCACAGCTTGCGTCCCAGGCTCGTCTTCGTGAAGAACAGCACCAAGGCCGCGACGAGGGCGGCGACGGCCATGACGACCAGCATGACCGGGTTCAGGCTCATCGCCGTGTTCAACCCGGTCTGCGCGCCTGTGGCCGCTGTGGTCGCTGCCGTCTCGGAGCCCATCATCAGCGTGCGGATCGCGCTCAGGCCGTTCGCCACGCCGGTCGCGACGTTGAACGCCGCATATATGCCGGCGAGCGTGCCGATCACTCCGGCCAGCGCGTAGACGAGCGTGCGGTGCTGCGTCATCCACCCGGTGGCTCCCGCGGCCCACGTGGACACTTGGGTGAGGATGGGCATGAGGAACTGGCCGAGCTGGATCTGCGCGCCCTGCCATGCGAGGTTCATGTCCCGTTGGGCTTTGGCGTTCTTCGTGGCCGCGTCCACCCCCTGCCCGCTCAAGGTCAGGCCCAGATCCGAGCTTTTTTGCATGAGCTGCTCCACGCCGGCTGATCCTTGGTTGAGCATGGGGATCATGCTGGCGCCCTGCTTGCCGAACAGTTTCATCGCTTCGGCGCTCTTGCTGGGCCCGTCGGGCATTTTCGAGAACGTGTCGGCGACTTTCGGGAGCAGCTCGCTCATGGGCAGGATCTGCCCGTGCGCGTCGGTGAACCCGGTGCCGAGCAGCTGGGTCATGGCTGCGGCCTTCTTGCCGTTGTCGTTCGCCGTGTTCAGGTTTTTCGCGAACGTCTGCAGGCTTTTCTGCGACGTAGCCGCACCGATGCCGACCTGCTGGAACGCGCCGCGCAATGCGCTGGCCTGCTCCACTGTCCCGCCGGTGATGCGCTGGTAGCCTTTGATGCCGCTTGCGGCGGACTGGAAGCTGCTCATGCTGCTCTTGGCGAATCCGGCCACGGCGGTCGCGGCCCCGGCGGCGGCTGCTGTCGCCGCGCCTTTGAGAGCTCCCCATTTGGACTGCTCGCCCTGCACTTTGCCGGTGAGCGATCCGATGGACTTCTCGGCTTTGGACGCGTCGGCCAGTATGTTGATGACGAAATCCTTGGAAGCCATGAGCTCACCTTCCTGCCTGTCGTTTCATGTCGCGGATCTGCTCGGCTTCCTGCGCTACGACGCGGTCGCAGGACACGGCCAGCGTCAGCCACACGTTCAATGGCAGGCTCCACACGTTGCTGTGGGTGATGCCCGGCCAGTGCTGCGCCTGGCAGATCACGAGGATCCGCGACCACACCTGGTCGCGGATCCATGGCTCGTCGTCGATCAGCCGCTGAAAGCCAACGTCGCGTGACGCCCTTTCGGAGCGGCGGAGATTGGTTCTTTTGGGACTGGCCCAGCCGTAGTGTCGTCAGCGGGCAGATCCTGCTCGTCCGCCTGCAGCCGTTCCTGATACCATTCCAGGCTGTGGTCGCACAGCTTCTTCCAGTTCACCGCGATGCCATGCTTGTGCAGCGCGAACCAGAAGATCAGCGGCAATGCGAGCGCGTCCTGCTGTTCGATGCTGTCGATGTCGGCCATTTTCATGCCGGAGGCGATCTGGAATTCGGCGACGAGGCTGATGCGGCTGTCGCCCAGCGGGTTGCGGCTGGCGGGGTAGGTGTTGCCGTCGTCCCATATGATTCTCATTTCGAGGCTTCTTTCATTGCGTCGTCGATGATCGTGTTCATGCGTCTGACCATGTCGTTGCGGCCTTTGATGACCGGCGCGAAGAAGTATGGCTGCCCTGCCTGGCTGGCCCAGCCGCCGCCGTTGAATACGGGGTGGCGGAATCGTTTCTTCTGCCAGGTCTTCGGCATCCACTCCTTGCCGGGCGGCATGCGCGAGGACGTGGTCTGGATGTTCAGGCCGCTTCGTGTCTTGCCGGCCACGATCCGTGTGCGCAGCCCAGCGCCGATGCCGGCTCGCATCGCGCCCGACGAGTCTTTGCCGGCGCGGGCGAGGGCTGCGTAGCGGGTGCGTGTGACGACGCGCGTCGTGCCGGACTTGTAGTGGATGGTGTGGAATTCCTTGCCGGATGCGACGACCTTGCCCGGGAGGGAGCCGTCGAGGATGCCTTTCTGCTCGGCGATGATCGCGTCGCCCACATGCCGCAGGTCGCGTCGAGCGCCGCGTGCAATCGATTTGGGCATCGATTGCAGGCTTCCGCGCAGGCTTTTGACGGATTCGTTGGGGATCTCCGCCCATAGCCCCTCCTGTTCGGCCATCAGAACGCCGAATCCCCGCTCACCAGCGCGATGGTGAGCGGATCATGCGAGCCGTCGTCCAAAGCG